GTCAGCCAAGAGAGAGGGAAATTGAATAATGCGCCAAGCAGGGTATCTGCTACTGACTCTCTAAATGCTTCTTTGTTAATTTTCATAATTGGGTCCTTTATAAAACCATTATACACATTTATGTTGTCATTAACACTTACTTGGAAAAATGAATATAGAATATGTGTAACCGAGTTACTGCTGTCTTACCAACAACACCCCGAAATATTTGGTGGTAGGGTCTTATGATTTAATAAAAGTCGATCTTGGTTTTGGAATCCAATAGAGTCCCTACCTATAAGGCTTACCGGGCATGTAGAAGTGCTAATGTTAGCACTGTGGACACATAGCAACTCTTGGCAATTACTAATGTCCTGCCATAGCTCTGCTTTATTGTGTCGTAAGTTATTGATATGCCGTTGTTTTTTTATTTTGGTCAGGAAATGAAAGATTCCCCAGTAAAAACGCCCCCTCTCGGTTTTCTTTAGGATATATCTCTGTCAACGAAGTCTTGGGATGTCACACATCATCATAGTTTGCATCTATGATATCGCCACCGAATATCTCTTTGAGTCTGCCTTCAATATCCTTGTGGCTCATGTTATCCAAGGTAGCTGTAATGTTCAGGCTCTCGGTCTTTTTGATCTTCAATCCAGCCAGTTCATTAAGTTCACGCAGCGCTGAGACCGATGCATTGAACTGTCCTTTATCGTATGCCTCTTCACTAATCTTCCATAGCATCTTGGCTGTCTTTTCAGGAGTGATTGCATACTTGTGAGCAAGCTCTTGCTTCTTAACCTTTATGGCTTTAAGCACGTTGGGATAGTCTTTACCGTTCAAGAACTTTGTTGCAGCTTGGGCAGGAAACTCAAAGCCTGCTCTTCTTGCAGCTTCGGTTTGAGTACAGTTGTCATTGACGTAATGCCATACAAATCCATTTTGCATATCAGTTAATTGAAACTCAGGGTCTTCCTCAAATGCACTAGGTCTATTGACCAATGGAGTGCTTGGTGGTTTCTTTCCATTCTTTCTTTTATATTCAGCCATATCAATTCCTTTTAATTTAATCCAACAGGGTGCAGGGTAGAGGGCATCTCACACTATAACCCTTATATATATCCATACCTATATATGCTATGCCTATACTATATATACTATTATTATTATATATAACTATACCCTATACCCTATAGCACACCTAAACAGCCTAGCCATAAGGTCTCAAGGTCAGGGCAAAGCAAAGGGTATTGGTCTCTCTCCACCATACCCTTCACCTTGCTCTTAACACATAAACACCTAATGTTCATCTAATCACTATGCCCTGCCCTGCCCTAATGCATTATGTTTGTTTGCATCAGATTTAGGATAAGGCAAGACTGCATATCTTAAACTTTTCGCAGCCTCTCTTTTAAACTTCTTATTACCCACAAATATTACATATCTATGCTTGCATGACCTTAATCTATAACCAACATCATCGCCATACTCTTCTTCCATTTCTTTAAAAGTTTTACCTTTATGTGAAGTATGGTGAAGATGAGGCTTGGACTTTAGATAAACTTCTTTCATAGGTTTTGTAACACCAGTGTAAAGAAAATTAGTTGCCTGATAAACAACACCAACATGATTCTGTGTTGAGTCAGCATAGCTCACAACTACCTTGTCACCCAATTGCTTTAACGAACCACCTACTAATATAGAGGCTTCATTCTTTTTGTTTTCTTTTAACACCAACCTGTTTAACTCTATAACTTTGTTTTTATACTCTTCACCACAAACACCCTTAAGCAATGTATGTGACGGCGGAATACCATAACTACATATTCCTACAAGCTCAGAGCCTTTATATAAACCATAAGCCTGCTTCATTGGAGGCATCCTTTTTGCATAATGTATGTCTAATATAAAAGGCTTAGTTTCTTCATAGGTTATTCTTTTAATCATATAGCTACCAACATTTACATCGTCGAACAAATCAAGCATCAGCAGCGCCCTGTTCTTTAGGCAAGTACACCTCGACATCTGACAAACAGCCCGGACAAGATAAATATGTCACCATGTCATAGACCTCATTGTCATCTAAAGTATCATCACTACCCCATATCAACTCTTCTTTACAGTGCCAGCAATTCATCAGCAGTTACTATCTGTATGCATGTTGTTGTGTAACTTAATGAAATGTTCTGCATCCAAGACCACAAGGACCTTACTCCTGTTTCTTTTAATAACAAGCAGTGGCTCATAGCCTTTGCAATTCGTTTGTGCTTGGTCATAGGACTTCCATACATTTAACGCTTCCTGATTCTTGCACTCAATGCTGTAGGGAAACACAGCTCTCGACTGCTTACCTATGATGATGTCCTCACCTTGGGAACCCATCGGTCTGCTCTCCAAATCTTCTGCATCCAGTCCGAGTAGGTCGATGAGTAGCTGCCTGAACTTCTGCTGTAGCAGTCTACCCTTTTGTTTTGCTGATTGTGGTCTCATTACCATGTCCTTCATCTCTCGATGTATTCATGCTGCATCTATTTGCACCATGCAAAAAAATCGCGTCTACTCCGTTGAAGTCAACGAAGCAGGCACGGAACGCCAACTATCATGGCTAAGGTAGCTAGCAAAAACCAGTACCTTTAAAAATTTGCTAATATAAAACCCTCTCCACATGATTTTTCTGATATGGGTAATACACATTGATTATCTTTTAGCTCTTCGATAGTGTCGTAGTCTTCGTAGTTATTTTTGAATTCAGCGAAGTCTTTGTACTCTGTGTAATCACAACACAGGGCTATGACATCTAACTCCATTGGTTCGGCATTCTCTTCTTCACACTCTTCTAAGTGGTAGAACAATACTCCTAAGCCTTCGTAGGTGAACTGCTCACCTCTACCCATGTCACGGAAGGCTTTTCTAAAATCATTTACATCTATAGTCTTAACCATTACGCCACCTCTTTTATATATAAATAATGTCTACCAAATCTTTTAACCACTTTTTCTCGATCTCTATAATATCAAAGACCTTTGCAAGCTCACCAGTTTGCGTGGCATTTGTAATTGCTGTTTCGTGTTGTGTTATGTTCCAAGGCTCCCATTCAAAACTTGCGTCATAGTCAAACAGATACTCAACAGCGTCACACTCATCAAGGCTGGTTATATTTTCTATATCACCCTCACCAATAGTAATGCCATAGTGTTCAAACTCAGTGTCACATGCATAGCTAATAGGTGCGTTATTCTTTAGTTCAGCAGGATAAGCATGTTTTAAAAGAGCTTGTAGTCTTTTCATATTAACAATTTTTTTGTTATCTTTGTTTACATGCTTGGCTTGTATAAACTCTACATTGCCACCATCATAGCCTCTTATCATTTCTATGACTAAAGGTATGTCGTAACCCCAGTCATATATGTCCTCAGGGTTATTGTTATTCCAATGGTCATAAGCTGAATGTCTAAACATCACCTTATTTTTCTTGGCTTCTTCTAGTATTGTTATTAGTAGTGGTTTCATTACGCCACCTCCTGCATGTTTTCTAAGTTTAACCATTGAACAACATATAATATTTCTTTTTTTGCTGCTTCATAGTTATAACCAAATTCATATTCTTCTATGGCAATACCCATTAGGCTACCTATAGTACCTTCTGCACTTTTTATGCTCCAACCATTTTTGGCTAAAAGCTCTATTGCTTCAGGCATCCATATATAATTAGTAGCTTGTTCAGGTGTTTCTGCTTCTTCCCAAAAATCTCCACTCTCAACATGGTTATTTAATAGTTTTACTGCTTCTTGTTGGTTTTTAGTTAGTTCTTTCATATTATTTAACTCCTTTTATTTAATATACAACCAGTATAGCAAATAGGCAGAGTATTACAACACTTATTAACACTTCTTTAAAAGGGTAAGTCATCAAAAGATTCTTGTTTCTCTAGGTCAACCAGTGCGACATCATATACCTTCTTGCCGTTAGTCTTTCTTGCCTCGATACCACGGTCAGTCAATACCCTACTGGCATCCTTGAAATCTATATTTCTTGGATTTCTAATACCCAAGGCTCTAAGCATTGACGTTAGCTGCCATGCCTGCTTCTCACTTTCCAGCGCATCAAAGTTTACATGTTGTAACAATAAGTCTTCTACCGCACCTTGTGTTCTGAATCCTTCGTTAGACTCTTGGAGCATCTCTCTTTCTTCTTTAGTTAGATACCAGTTCTTTTCTCCCTGCACATACAAAGTAGCTTTTACTTCTGCCCATACTTGTTGCATATCTATGCCATGATGTGGGTCTATGTCTGTAACCTTCAGACACCAAAATCTTCTGTTACCACTACCATCCATCAAGAACTCAGGCTCGTTTACTGAAGCAAAGAAGGCTGTACGTCTTTGGTAATTAGTAAAGGTCCTATCGTATGGCAACCTCATTTCATCTGAGCGTGATGTTATAAATGCTTTAAGTTGATTAATGTCTGCCTTCTTAAAGGTAGACTCAAGCTCACCCAGTTCTACAATCCAATGACTCACTGCTTTTTTAACTGAGTCTTTATCTTTAGGGTCAAGCGTTGCTCCCTCTAATAACCAACCTTTATTAAAGTCAGCCAATCTTTTAAACCACAGCGTCTTACCTAAACCCTGCGCTCCTTGAAATACTAATAAGCCTTCAAGTGATACGCCTCCAACCTCATAGACACAGGCTACACAACTGAGCAACCATTTCCTCATGAGCATGTGTTTTAATTCTTCATCCTTACTTGATACAGTGTTACAAAAATTATTGACCCGGCTCACACCATCCCAAGGCTTAGAGTCAATCCACATTGCTACAGGATTTAATTCTTTAGCTATTATCTTCATAGCATCTCTAACTCTTTGATGAGGAACAAAGTTCTTAATACAAAGATTCTCTACCTCAACCAGCATTGCCTCATCTTTTAAATCAGCAATAGGATTAAAGTTTGGTATAAGTATGTCAATGCGTTTCTTGATTACATCGTAATGACAATTAATACCATGTGCCTGCATTAAAGCATGATAGTTGTCAGTAGTAGCCATGACTCTGCCGTTCATTGATTTTTCATAATCAATCAGCTCAGGCACATCGACACGCTTTTCGATTAGCTCACCATTGATTGCCATTTGATCGTTAAAGTCCATGCCTTCTTGCTCAGGCATAACAACCTGTGCGTTAGTAACCTGTGCTGCTGCTATTGCTTTAGTTTTACCAACTTCATTAGCATCGTTATCTGCATAGATAACATAGTCTTTGCCTTTAAGTTTTTCTGATAGCTTCTGCGATACACTGAGCATGTTGCCAGCATTAAAACAAACCACCATCGGTATATTCTTTTCTTTATATATAGTCATGCAAGTTGCATAACCCTCACCTATGCCTACAGTTTTTGCATCTTTAATAAGCTCTGTGCCTATAATAAAAAAACAACCACCAGTCTTACCACCTGCGAGAAATCTTTTCTGTCCATCTTGTTGTATGGTTTGTAAGCTCCACAGCTTTCCTGTTTCATCCATGATTGGAATGATGAGCTTACCCTTATGCTCACGAAGAGAATGGGATGCGACATCCTTACTAAGTAAGTATGGATGAGAGTCACATGGCGATGCCACATCCCAAATTGTTTTGGCTTTTTCTGAGATTCGCAGATGTCCTGCTATTTGCTGGTCCTCAGTTTCTTGCCTGAATTTCTCCAATGCCTCGTAATTAATCTTGGTAGACTTCCGTCCTGATAATTTAAAGTTATGCGTTTGTCCTGTCCGATAGTCAGAGGCGAAACCAATAGGTGTGCCAAAATTATCATAGAAAGCGTAGTAACCCGATAACGCTTTCTTGTTGTTGACATTGGTGTAGGCTCGTTGCGGTTTGACTGGATTTACTTGTAGTTCTTCTTTTGTCTCGAAGCCATGTGCTTCTAAGAATTGTTGGAAACTATGTATAGCGTCCATTGTCAGAGGTTTATCCATGTTCTTGGAACCATCTGAAATATTTTTTATTCCCATGCTTGCTCTCTCATCTAAAGTTCTATATTATGTTCTATTCAATACTTTACAATATAGTATGGTAGGAAACAAGAACTTTAATAGTTATTTTTATAGAGAGGATATTATGGCACTAACAATTAGTGAATCAGGTAGTGGGAACTACGAACAAGTACCAGTGGGAACACACAATGCAACATGTTACATGTTGATTGATGTAGGAACACATGACGAGACCTTTGAGGGAGAAACCAAAAAACGACACAGCATATTTGTTTATTGGGAACTTAATGATAGCAAGATGGCAGACGGCAGACCTTTTTCAATTATGAAGCAGTACACGCTTTCATTAAATGAAAAGTCAGCCTTGTATAAAGACTTATGTGCGTGGCGTAAAAAAAGATTTACGGATGAAGAGTTAGCAGGATTTGATTTAACCAGTGTGTTAGGTTTTACATGCGATTTAGAAATTGGCTTAACTAAAGGTGAGAAATCAAAAGTTACATCAGTTTATAGTCCTGACGGCGGAGCGCAGAAAAATGCTACAGTTAATGACCAAATAGCTTTTGACATTGATGAGTATGCTTTAGGTGATAAAGAAATGATTACTGCTTGGGTAGACCTGCCAACTTGGGTGCAAGCCAAGATTGATGATTCATTTGAAATAATAGCAAGAGATAAAAAAAACAATGAGGGCAACAGAGATCAAGACGTTCGTGATTCTATAAAAGCTCAAGCTGATTTTGCATCTTTAGAAGCGCTAGGTGATGACGCAGACGAAGCTTCACCTAAAAGCGAACTAAGCGAAGACGACATACCCTTCTAAAAAGTTTGGCTGCTGAGTTTATTAATTTTTCATATTAATACGACTCCTAATCGTAATAAATTTAGCAGCCTTTTTACTTATGAGTAATGTAATAAAAATGCCATCACACAAAGATGTGATAGTAGAAGAAGGTGTCTACACAGACATGCCTTTTACACAATACAATGAATTGAAAGCTGTTCGTTCACACGACCTTACTTCAATTATAAAAGACCCATACACATGGAAATATGAAGATAAGCCTGATAGCGAAGCTTCTTTTTTTGTTGAGGGTAGATTACAGCATTGTTTATTTTTAGAGCCACATGTATTTCATGATGAATTTGTAGTAGCTCCTAAAACAGACAGAAGAACCAAAGCAGGTAAACTAGAGTACGAAGATTTCATTGCATCTGTTGATGACAGAAGTATTGTTACTCAGGACCTGTATGATGCTTGTCAGAAGCGTGTAGAAATATTAGATGCATTTAGACCAAGAAAAGAAGATCAGACTGAGCTAAGTGTGGTCTTTGATTACTACGGTCATTTGTGCAAAGCACGATTTGATATGCTTCAGAACAATGTAATTATAGATTTAAAAACATGTAGAGATGCAAGTCCGAAAGGTTTTAAGCAAGCAGTAAGAAGCTTTGGTTATCATCAGCAGGCTGCCTTTTACATAGATGCAGCTTTGTCAGCAGGTCTATCTGAAGTAGATAGATTTCAGTTCTTAGCCATACAAAAACAACAGCCTTACCCTTATGCCATTTATGAAATGAGTGATGAAGCTTTAGAGTATGGTAGAGCCATGAATGAAAAAGCTTTGGATATGTTAGTTAGGTGTAGGGAAACTGACATCTACACACCGTTCAATCTGCATAACTCAATCGTACAGATTAAGTTATCAGACTTGTAGGAAGAAGAGCTTGGATATCATTAGTACCTCCCCTAACCTGAATATTCAAGCTCAGATGCCTAGTGACTAGACCTGAAGATGACCACATGTATTGGTCCAGCGAGGCATCTAACCTTAATACCCATAAAGAAAGAGAACAGTTTTTAAAAGATAATGGAATTTCTGACCCACAAAGAATAGATACAATATTGCACTTAACTGTAAGTTTTTTACCGGGTCGTATGCACAAACTACCTAGAAAATTAATTATTGCTGCTTGGCGTGACTTACCAAATGACACGGCAAGAACCATGTTTGCTATTGGTATTAAGAATTTACAAAGAAAAAAATAATTACTCTTCGTTAGCTACTATTATAGCTCCATCAACTTTGATATCTGTAAAATTTAACCCGCTAATCTCTTCATTGTTTACACTGAAGATAACATCACGGACCAACAATCTAAGCAAGGCTGCCTTCTGATATAGGTTTAATCTTGCATAGGTTTCTATAACCTCATCACCATTCATCTTGTTTGCATTTTGCAGTGCATCATTTTTCTTTTTAAACATCGACATATTTATATTCCCTCTTTAAATAATTCTATTAAAATCAACAGCGTCTTGTCATCAAGATACTGCAAGTGTTTTGGTATTTTTGTTCTATCCATTGCTTACCTCTTTTGATATTTCTAAATATGTTTCATGGTTATATTCAATAAATCTATCAAGGGCTTCTTTCATTTCTTTTGCAGTTTCAAAATAATTAAACAAGTTTTCAACCGCCCATTGTGCGCGACTCCATGTAGCACAATCGCCTCTGCCTCTTATAGAATCGTTGTTATAAGAAGCGATAGTTCTAGGAACATCTACAGAGTATCGCATACCGCCTACTTGATTTGTATGACTAGAATGGCTCCATATTCTTGAATAATCAAACCCCTTATAATTAAAAACCTTGTAATCTTTTTTAGATGCATGTTTTATCTTTCTCATTACGCTACCTCCTGACAATGACTGCCACCATGACCTTCGCCAGTATTGTAATCAAGCCAATATCCACAA